ACCTGCCTCAGCCTGCTGGTCACAACTCGCGTAGCGAAACCGGCCGGCCAATAATCTCGGCCCTTTTTCATGGTAGGGGTGTGTTAGTCACTAGATATGCATCTCTAGTGCTCTGCCCTTTCATCCAGGCAGGGGATAAGGACGCTATCATCCATAATCCCTCATGTAGATTTTGGTCGCTGTGACATTACATATCACATCACCTATTCCAGCATGAGCAATCAAGGAACATAAATGTTCATATTCACTTGATGTGATCCGATAGCGTCGCATAATTGATTCATCCGGGACCCTTATGTTGGTTCTACCAATAGACCGTGAGGTCAAGGCTTCGCGATACGCGTTGCCCGTCATTACCACAGTGTGGTTACAACGTAAGTGTTGAAATGAATCTCTCATGCGATGGTCGCCCCAGTTATCCCGGCTAATTATGACATCACTAACAAATGCCTTAGCCCGAGTTTCTGCTCCATCCTTCGACCTCCCAGGGAGGTCCCCCACAAATGTGCCAAATCCACGAATCCAAGTGCCAAGTGCTACGACTGGTACGACAATTCCATCAACAACCGATGGAAAATGTTTCAAAAACATTAGGTCTTCAGGTGACTCACATGAGTCCACCTTAAGTAGATACCCAACATCTTCGCCAGCCATTAAGTAGGCATGCTTGAATTCCGCTTTTGTTAATCTTTCGGGGTATGGAACTCGGCGTTCCAATGCGAATGAGATAAACAAGTTGGCAAAATTGTTGATTGTTGTTGTCAATGACGATCCAGAATACAGTCGCATTGTATTAAACACATATGTGACTTTCTCTCTATATTGTTCTGGATTGCGCATCACCAATGGGAGTTTTAGGTACTCCATGGCTCGACGTACACTGGCTGCATGTGCGTTGTCTAGCCCATCGGTAATACACAAAAATTGTTCGACAAGGTTGAAGAAGCGCGTCCTGTGGCTTCCATCACAGGCGCGGACATCACCATTGAAATAAACTCTTCCATCTTTACATCCAGCGGCGACACAACTGTCGTCGCTTGAGTAGATGAAATACATTTTATTTCGATCGACATTTAACAATCCACCCAAAACACGTTGCAAAACGAGATGGCTCGCAGTTTTAACGTATTCGGTGGTAAGGTTGTTATGTTCGAAAGGGTGAGACATTGCCATTTTGACTGACGGCATGTCATAAGCGCTGTCTTGTGTGTTATCAGCGCCTAAGTCCCCGATGGCTCTCTTCTTTGAGTCTAACAATAATTCGTGATTTTTCAACTTATATGTCACATGGTGCATGGTTTTGGCTTTCCTAGTCAGCAATTTTAGCTGATTGTCAGTGCGAATCCTCAACTTTCGCTTACTGTGTGGTGCCGTCAACCAATTCACGTATTCCTCTTCGATGTTCCCTCTAACAACGAAAGATTCATAGTGTCTCTTGTACCTATATAACACATTCCGGAACCGCCGGACCAACGTTGACTGGTTATTGGCCAGTCTTGCGCTACGTGCTTGCGCGTTGTGTCCGTCGTCTCCTCTTAACGCAATCATGCGTCCAACAGCACATTTATGTTCCAGAGCTCCCGCCCCTGGCATAGCCAGTGTAGGTAAATGGAAATAAGGGCCAAAACATGACCTGTACTGTTTTCTATAGAATGCTTCCGAAACTCTAAAATTCGGTGTCAAATCTTGACTAAGCTTTCCCGACGCGACTTGTCTAAGCGCGGCGTGTTTCAACCACTGATCATCAAAAATGGTGAGATCTGTGGTGCAGGGTTTGTATACAAAATTTGAATACAAACGTGTTAACGGAATGGAGTGAGTACCTGCATACCCTCCGTAAAAACCCCTGAATCACATCATACTCGATGAGGCATACGCTGCTCGCGGCAAGACCGTATGACACTTCGTAGTATTCTGTAATTCTAATATCACCCCAGTGGTGAATATAAGTGTGTTGATGAGTATATGTACATCGACTTGAGTTCCTGGATAATCGCTCTTGAGTAGCTCCGACATATAATTGTAAACAATGTTTTGTTTGGATTCAGTCATCGGTCCGGTGGTGTATTTCAGCACCGCCTGATCGCTGACCTCGTCATATATGTCCCCAACGAAATATCCAGTATAATCTGACATTGCCAGGTACGTTCTATCAGGACCAGTTGTCTCTTGCATTGTTCTAATGCCACGTGCGTTCATTCGAAATTTGGGACGGTTGAAGACTGGCCTTAGCCCATAAAACATGCGTTTAACGCGGCGCACGACGTCAAAATTAAGGAGGCGCATGATAAACAAAGTTATTCCTAGACAAAAACAAAGGTTTATGCATGTGAAATAAATGGGTGCTAGATCGCGTGGTGAAAAGACGGCGACCATAAAGAACGTGGGAACTCCAGTAACACACGCGATAATGCACCTGTTATATAATCTGAGTGGCTCAATCGATGGGTCCATACTTGGTATGTCGACTCGTGCGCGCGTGGCCACGCGTGGTGGTAACACGTCGGGTTCGTCTGCGAAGGCATTGGCGACAAGTGGTAACGGCACGACAGGCACAATGGGCGGTTGTGCTTGATTTGGTAAATCTGGGTTGTTAACGACCCTTTCAACCACTACGTCAGGATTACCCAGCAAAATCGGATTCATAACGTCGTCAAGCACTACGTTGGCGTTTCGATTCGCACGTGGGCGCCGGTGCTGGTGGTTGCGAGCCTCGCGGCGATTCCTATTACCTGCATCTTCATTGCGGAATGCGAGAGCGCCTTGCATTTGTGCTAGAGCGTTGTCGATTCGTGCTACATCGTCACTATTTGTGGCCTCACCATGTGATCCATTTAGTGATGATGTAACAAATGGATGGTTCTCAAGAATTATTTGCTCTGGTAAAATAGTCCATCCCGTGACGACTGAACTCGCAATCGTCTCCCATGATGGTTCTGTGTCAGTCCCCCAACCTTCACCAGCCGTACATGACCCCCTTTGCTTGAGCGAAAGGTGTAAACAAACACCGCATTGAAACAAGGCACATTTGGTGCATCGTAGTTTGCATCCAAGGCAGGAGTCAACACCACATGTTGGTAATCTAGTGCATAGACCATTTCTACTCGCTGTGCACTGTCCCCCTTTGTGTTGTTTCAGGAATGAATATCTTTGGCACAAAGTGCACCTTTCTGTTTCATCTTCACAGACATAACATTCGTGGAAACATGTCAAACAACTAAGGCTACCACATATTGGATATCGACCAGACATCTCGACGTCATCCCACCCGGTGACTTCGCCGTGGGAGCCATTTTCTTCGGGATGTATTTTGTGTACATTTTTAAAAATGGTCTTACGAAGGTGTGGATCTACTATTTTAGTGACTACAACTTCCTTATTGTCGTTTTCAAAAAGCTCTCGCACACGTCGTATGTTTTGCATACTACCATGGTGTGGATTATTAAAATCCACTGACATGAAATAAAATCCGCGTCTGTCGGCAGATTCGAACGAGGCGAGGATCTCGTTTGCTTGAATCAACTCCTGGGAGTCAGTTGTTTTTATGGCTAACAATCTATGAGCGAAAACTAAATGGAACAAACGCAAGAAATGGTCCTTAGGCATCTGTCCACACGTGGTTGAATTGTCATACAGGTTGGTTAATATCCAGTATTGACGTGGTGAAAAACCTGGTGACCTTTTACCAAACATTGGCGGTTTCTTGGGACCTTGGGCACCTCTCTTGGGTTTGGGGGCAAGCACTATCATATCGTGTTGTTGATCCCGCTTTTTCCTGCCAGATGGTTTGTCGCTGTTTGTTTTGATTGATTTATTTGAACCTTTGGAAGCATAAATTGATGCGGGGAGTATAAATTTTGGATCCATGTTTGTTCAAAGTATTGAATGGCTTGAGTAATGTCAAGCGCTTTAGTTAAAGCTTAGCTCGTTGTGCACACTTGTTTACAAGTTTCCCTCTACAGACTGAGTAAGTCGCCTCTACGGACCGAGGATGGTCGCCTGTATTAACGCCCAGGATGGCTTTATTCTATTATAACAAAAGTGCTGCCAGAGCTTTTTCTGCAGCTGGCACGGCCACTTTAACAGCCATACTACCCACCTCGGCAAGAGCTGAGTGCATCATGGACCACATAGTTGGTTTCTTCACTTGCCCAGAATAGTTGGTCGCGTTCATCTGCATTATCTGTGCAGCGGCCATGACTTGGGAAGCTCCTTCTTCATCGGCAGTATCGACTGTTGTTCGGCCAGCAGTAAGAATGCCAGTGTACTCGATATGCTGAATAATTTCAACATGAACTGTGTTACCAGCAGTCCCTGTGAACATTATGAGGCCAGTGGGAGCACCAACATAATTTGACGTGATAGTATCAGTGTAACCTCCAGATATAACGAGGAACCCGCCGGAATATGGATAAAGTTGATATGATGCTGCTGCATTTTCAGAATATGCAGCTGGAGTTAAAATTGATGCATATTCCATTTCGGATCGCGTAACCGGAAACATTGTCATCGAACACTGGTTGCGTGTTAATGGTGAAATTTCTGTTTGTTCATAGGCAGCTAAGCTTGCAATGGTCTGCGAAGTATACCCAGCTCCTGTTGTATAATTAACAGGATCATGGTTAGGTGAAACATAGCAGTAAGTGAGGCCACTCTCATTGAGTGTGGTCCCAGTGTACCATAAACGAACCCCAACAGAAACGATTCGTGCATTAACCTGGGGCACCTTGGTACCGTCAGGTGCAATACAATTCGCCGTTGAATATGGCAAATTGGATGGGACAACGCGTTGAACACCAACAGCAAGTGTGTTGTTGGCAGTGAACAATGCGGTGCTCGCTCCGGCAAATGTTGCGCCTGTAATGTAGGCTAGAACACCGTCGTTTGCTATACATGGTGTTATGCTAATAACCCCGACTCCATTAGTACCAACTGTAGCATCGAATCGTGAGTAGGCGTGGACCTTTTGAGAGTTGATTGCAGGCGAAGATGGTATACATGCACCTTGTGCAGCGATACTAAATGGATCGGCTATGGCAGCAGCAAAGCGCAGTGCACATGGAGTCAATTTCAATGACGATCTGATTCTTGGTGCAACTGCAGTGCTTTGGGATG